TTTTATTATCCGTAGCCATTAGTATACCGTTGTTATAACACCAGTTTCAGGTATTGTGGTTGTAGTACCTTCAGTATTAATAGACGAAATAGTAGAAACGGTACTTTGCAATCTAGTATCATATAAACTTATAGAAGCATCTTTAATTAACAATAACTGGTTTCTTAAACCATCTATATCACCCTTATCAGGATCAGCAGTAATAGCTATTGCATTACCTACATAAGCTGTTATTAGTATATCATTAATAACAATTACACCTGTTAAATAATTAACCGATCCTGCAGAACGATTTAAATAGTTACGTGCACCGGCTGCTGTTAATGAATATATTCGAATATTACCATCACCGTCATCATCAAAATAACAGTTAGTGTTACCATTATATGTAAATTTTGAAGAGCTAATATTAAATGCTTTTGTCACATTTTCATAATTATGAATCTCATTATTAAAATTAATTGTATATGTTGTTCTAACAGAAGTATTAGGTTTAAACTGTTTTTCCATATACAATTCAGTCTGTATAGAAGTAATAGAACTATTAACTTCGTAAATATCTTTTATTAGTTGAGAACCAATAAAGCTTTGGCCAAATAAACCTAATCTATTTGTCTCATAGTTAACTACAGCGTTAGATACGGCTGTTGCAATCTGACCTGCTGTTAAAGTAGTCAAGTCAGGGTTGTATTTAACGGTTAGTTCAGGTTTAACATAAAGATAGGTTGGGTCTACTATTTGCGGCTCAATAGTTAAAACATTTCTATCTACTAAATAATCAGCGATAGTTTGTTTTCGATCTTCTGCTAGTAAAGTTCCAGAAAAAGGTTTTACAGAGATATATACACGCCCATAGATTGGAGGTGAATTATCTTCACCACCCCATACAGAAACTGTTTGAATATCAGCAAACTGATTCTTTACTATAGTTTCATAATCATTTTTTGTAACAGCTCTTCCTTGAGCTTCGTAATTCTTTGGTGCATTAAACTTAATTGACTGTATAGTTTCTTTATCACCACCACCTTGAGCTCTGGAAACATGGTTTACTGAAACAGAACTATAACCATCAATACTATCTACTGATGCAAAGGTGTTAGCACCCTGTGCAGCTACACCATTGCAGATTCTATAATCAATAATAACTATATTACCATCGTTTAATGCTGTGCCTAGAACTCCATCTCCAAATTCTATTTCATAACGACCGTCTTCATTTTCTTTTAAGAAATATGCATCAGTAGTAGCGGTAACTGTCGTTAAGTTTTCTGCATTATTAAATGTAGTTATAGTTTCATCAGTTAAAGAATTTTGTATTTTTACTACAATACTTCTTGTGTCTATATTATCAGCTGGAATAATATAACGTACAGGGTTAAGAGAGCTTACTGTATATCTAAAAGTAAAAGGTCTACCTTCTGTAATATTAATATTTGTTGAATATATACCAGAATCAGCATTAATTGTTGTAGTATCTGTCGCAACAAATACATATTGTGTACCATCTACTGTTGTTCTAAACTTTGTATCTTTAGGTAGAGTAATAAAATCTGGAGAATCATCAGGAGTAATTACCACCTGTACAGTGGCGGTCGGACCTTGAGCAGAACGAGGTGTATAGTTTAACATTTTAGCACGAGACACAACATTACTACGAATCTGTGCTGAATCAAGGAACATCTCATTACCTACCATATTAAGATAGTAAGAGTTCATATAAGTGTTATATGCTAGCAGATTAATAAGCGTCTGCAAAGTAGAGGATTCATAATCATAGTCCCCTAGCTCGGATTGATTAGATAGAAACGTTTGAAGATTACTTTTGATATCATCAAAGTCAATATCAGATAGTAATAACGCGTTATTAGCAGGCATTACCGAATTCTCTCTATGTCTAATTGTAGTACTTCTGGATTAGCCTGATTAACAATAAAGAAACTAACATATACTGATACAGTATTATTATCAGGGGCCCCTATTACTTTTATTTCGTTTATTTCTACTCTTGGTTCAAAATTTTCAATCGCTAGGCGAATATCTTCTTCTAAGTTAACAGCTTCGACTGGATCAAAATTTTCAAATAATCTATTACGAATATCAGAACCAAAAGCAGGTTCGTATGGACGTTCAAAACGATTAGTAAAGATAAGATTCTTTAACGCACCAATAACAGCTTGTGCATTCTTTTTAACCACAGGTTTACCCGTCACTGGATGAGGAGTGAACGTAATACCTAAATCACTAAATTGTAATTCATTAGTCAACGGGTTTGCTGCAGACATATAAGCCTCTATCTTTTCATTTATTTATCATTATTTTTTACGTCCTGAATTTCTTGACGCCGTGTTTTTGTAAGTTTACCTATTTCTGATAAAGCTTTTCTTGCTCTTGTACCAGCTGCTTTATTTCCAATTTCAAATTTTGCATTTTCTGTTACATAAGTCTCAAATAAAGAGACAATCATATCATGTGTCATAATACTATCCTGCGTTTACATTACCTGATCCTGACGTCATCGCCCCTGCGTCAGCTGAATCTCCAATACGCCCTACTGCTATTCCATTTATTTTTACAGTTCCAGAGCCTGCGTTTAAATTTGCTACATGCGGGGCACAAGGCGGGTTAGGTGGAAATGGATGTGATACTGTTGGTGCCCCTACAACAATAACAGCGATGCCATTTACTTTAACAGTGCCATCTGTATTAGGACTTGCAATAGTTGTAGAACCCGAACATGCGTGACCGGTTGATAAAGAATCTCCTACTCTACAAATCGAAGGCATTGCTTACTCCTTAGTTTAGATCAATAGTTGCACCGGTAATTTTAACTGCACCGCTAGCTGATGTAGTTTGAGATGCACTATAATTTTCTGTAACAGCGCCGGTAACATTTTCAGTTTTAGTAGCCTCAAATGTATCTGTTACTTCACCTGTCACGGTAGCTGTTCTTTTTGCTTCATTAATATAAGTTACGTCACCGGTTACTTTTTCTTCTAAAGTACCTGTAATATTTCTAGTAACATTACCTAAAATATTTTCAACTAAATTACCTTCAATATTAGTAACCACATTACCTTTAACATGCATGTTAACAGTTCCACTAACATCAACGTATTTACTACCACCTACAATCTCATAATTATCAGTAATAACTTTCCATTTACCGTTACCACCTGCATCAATTTCAATATAACTACCATTATTAGTTTGAATAGTATATCTACCCGAACCAGCAATCTGTGTATATGTGCCTGATTCATGTGCGTTAACAGTAGCGGTTGGATAAACAGCATCTGTAGGTCTTGCTGGCTCACCCCATTTATTTACCTGACCGGTTTTAGGATCATCTGGCTGATCTTCATTTGGATCAACGATTACTTCTTCCAGTATAGTAGCATCTCTTAGTGCGTCACCAGGTGGTACATAATCTGCTTCGCTTCTTACTGCTCTCGGTAATTCTGATTCACCAGGTGATCCAAATCTATAACCAGGTATATGACCCATAATCATAGGCTTTTGTGCACGCTCTCCGTCTAAGAAGAAACCAAACACCCATACACCTTTAGTGAGACCAGAAGCAACGTTAGCTGGCGTAGTTACTGGTTGAATAGTACTAGCCCAGGGTAAGTTTTTAGTTGGTTGCAACTCTTTATCAGTTGAATGCCAACCAAAACATCTTACCTTAACTCGTCCTAGTTTGAGAGGATCATTTCTATCTTCTACTTCACCTATAAACCAGATAAAATCATACCCTAAAAAGTCTTTTTTAAAATCCATAATTCACCTATTCAAATGTACCATCTGGATATGTATCTGCGTCTGCATATCCTTGTTCTAATGCATATTGCTTTTCTAGCGGTGTTAGTGCTGAATATGGTAAACCTTTATTACCATCTTCATCAGTTAATACTTGACCATCTACAGATGCAGCTGCTTCTTCTAATGTCTGAGTTTGATTCTCTGCTCTTGATTCACCTGATGGGTTTGGTGTTTTATTAATATCTTGTCCTAATAACTGACTTAATAAGTTTTCTAATAAACCTGCTGGACCTGGTCCAATTAGTTTTTCTCCAAGAGATTCTTTTGCCACTTTTAATGTAGAAAAGATGTTGCCATTTTGCGCTTCAAATGTTATAACGTTTTCTAAAACTAAGAATGTAGGATTACGTTGACCATATAGAGAGAAATAAGGAGCATATTTACTATTATCAGAACCAATATTATTAGGTAAATAAATGTTAACTAAATCACCAGCAGTTACGCTAGGAGTAAACTTCGCAGTTATATCCATGCGATGTTGTTGCAAAGAAGCCATTTGAGCTACTTTAGCTGGTAAAAAGTTATGCGTTGTTCTAGCATGAAATTTATGAGAATCATTTGTTTCATTTATTCTATCATCTATAGTCTGATTTTCAATCTCTACATTAAAATCTGTTTCAATATATCTAACATGTGATTCACCAGTTAATGCATCACCAAGATATAACCCCCCAAAAGCTTTTGGTCTAATTAAAGGTCTACCACTATTTCTAATATGAGTTAATTTATCGTTTTCCTGAGAATAATTAAACGTATACTCTCTATACGTCTTTGTAAGAACATCAATAGCAGCGACTCTATTATCATATAAGCCGTTTTGTAAACCTTTTAATGCATCTGCTGTATGATGCCAGGTTATACCAGCAATATAGTTTTTATCCCCGCTACGTGATGTACTAGGGTCAGCAAAATGATATTGTTCTACTGGAGCTTTATCTAATAAAGAATTAACTGTTACAAAATTATAACCGTCAGCGTTTTCAAAGAACAAATAAGAAGATGAATCTGGATATTGAGCTGACTGTGTATCACCAGCTACCATATTAATAAATTCAAACGGTGAATGCCCAGCTGCGGTATACGTGAGAGTATTTTCTCCAGGTTCAACAGTTAACTTAGCATTTGAACCAATATGCTCATTTACTACTTCAGATACAATTTGATCACCAGTTAAACCATCATAATAATTAAAGATAGCAGTATTAATGCTTTTTTCAAATGCAGGACTTACTCCGTATAGTGTTAAAGCATAAGCTCTTTCTTGTAATGGTTGCGGTTTTTCTACTTTATAAATTCTAAACGCAAATACCTTCCCACCACCACTGCCTGTCAAACTAATTTGAGCAATCTCTTGACCTGACATTTGCAGCTCTTCGAATACTACACCAGCAGCATCTACTAAAGAAATATCACATGTCATAGAATTTTCAAGTATACTTTGATATACGTTAAATTCTAAAACTAGAGGTGTTATATCTTTAGTAACGGTCTTCCCACCGTTGTCTGCAATAATAGTAACATTAGGAATAATACCTCCGCTGTACGGGGTACCTGCATTACCAATCATTCTTCAAAACTCTCTCTAACTTGAGTTAGTAAAGATAAAATATAATCTTCACTTAATAATTTAATATCTCTTTTTGCTTCGTTAATTCTTTCTTCATATTCATACGAAGTTACAATTCTTTTTTCACTAGAAGAAAGTGAGTTGTATGTAGTTAAATCTATTTCAAAATATTCTTCAGGTACAATCACGCCGTCAAATGTAACTGACTGTTGTTGTGTAATTTGCTCGTAATGATGTGTTTGCTCTCGTGCAGTAGCTAGACTGCCATATTTTTTCTTAATAAAGTTTTCAAATGACTTTCTATCAAGAGGCCATTCGAATTGGGGATCAACGATATTGTTAGTTAAAAGAATAATCCAATCTAAAGATGCATCTTCATAATACTTTGCTGCAATAACATCAGGACGTTCACCATCTTGTATACTGTAATCATAATATACAGCAGATTGCTTTTTAAAGGCTTCAACGATTTTATACCTAACAAATAAATTTGTTACGTCAATTTTATTACCAGTCTTACTAATATCATAAGATACTTTTGGAAAATTTTCGAAATAGAATGGCATTTATCGACCCTGCTTAACTTCTCGTTTGGTTACAATTTCTGTCTCTTGGAATGTCATGTTTAATGTAACACTATATGGTGCACCAGTTTCTTCGAAGAATGCCGGGGTACCTTCACCTGTATAGTTTACATCAAATTGAGTTAAAACAGATCTACCAAATTTAAACAAATACTGACCAGCAGCAAGTGAAATATCAAATTGATTAGGATATTGGAAAACATGATCACCTAATGTATAACTAGGAGCCATAGCATGCTTAAAAGAATAAATCATATCTCTTAAAGTATCGCTTTCAGATTTATTCTTTGCAATTAATTTATATTGAAACGAGTGTGTTCTAAAATCTACTCCAGTAAACACTGTAGCAAGATGCGGGTTTCTTGCAATACCTGCTCCTTGTAATGCACCTCTAAGAAAACCAGCTGCACCTGCACCTGTTAGAGCTGCAAGATTACCACCGCCTAAAATTTTAGTTGCAGCTGCAGCTGCCAAACTACCTGCTTCAATACCTGAAATTAAACCACCTGCCGCGGCTCCTTTCAAATCATCTGAACTTATATTAGCACTATCTATAGCATCTTTAATAGAGTTTTCAATTGATTCGGCTGTAAAGTCTTCTGGCATATTTATACCAGCACCCACTCTTCTACCAATATCACCCGTCACACCTAAAGGTTCGTTCGAATATCTTGCATTGTAGCTTGTCGCTAAATTAGCTGGAATAGGTAAAGCAAAACCTTTTGATGCACTTGGAAGACCTACACTGAATTTAGCTTTACCAAGATTAAATCCTAAGCTATTGCCACTTACAGTAGCTTTTTTAAAAACATTTTTTCCTAAAAACGCAGCTGGACTGAACGATGTATTAATCGCCCTAAATACAATAAAATATGGTGTGCTAGCAATATCGTCAGGAAATTTTCTGACGTTGTATGAACCACCTAAATTTAATTTAACGAGTGGACCACCACCAGATGTGATTCCTGAAAGATCAATGCCAATCATTTGTTATTCCTATGACTAAAACCTATAAAGGTAAGTATAAACCTAAGTTTCCTAGTAAATATTTAGGCGATCCAACTAACATTGTTTATCGCAGTTCTTGGGAAAGACAATGTATGGTTTACTTTGATAATAATCCTAATATACTCGAATGGGGATCTGAAGAAATAGTTATCCCATATCGCTCACCTTTAGATAGAAGAGTGCATAGATATTTTGTAGATTTTATTATTAAAGCAAAAACTAACAATGGCATACAAACTACATTAATAGAAGTTAAGCCATTTAAACAAACTCAAGAACCTAAAATTCCAAAAAGAAAAACTAAAAGATTTCTTAATGAGGTTACTACCTATTTAGTTAACGAAGCTAAATGGAAAGCTGCTCAAGAGTTTTGTAAAGACCGTAAATGGAAATTTCAGATCATTACTGAGAATGAACTTGGTCGAAAGTAAGATAAATAAGTTTATCTAACTATTAAGGATCAATTATGGTCGCATATGTATTCGATAATATTCTTGCTAAAGGTGTTCGTGCTGGACAAATACCTGCTCGTACCCGTGCAGCTCGTGAATGGTATCGCAACGAAGCTGAAAAGGTAGATGTAACACCAACTAAGTTGATGCGTGAAAATCAATCTAAGGTTGTTCGTGGTTATGAGATCGGTCAAATGATGCTTTTCAACTATGATCCAAAGTTAAAACGTAAACTTCCATACTATGATACCTTTCCTCTAGTTTTCCCAATTGAACCGAGAGACAACGGCTTCTTGGGGCTCAACATGCATTATCTGCCGTTACGTCAAAGAGCAATGTTAATGGATGCTTTATATACTTTACGCACTGATAATAGATATAATGAAAGCACTGCATTAAAAATTAGCTATCAAATATTAAAACGATCAGCAAGATATAAACTTTTTAGACCGTGTGTTAAACATTATCTTAACTCTCATATTAAATCAAGAAGAATAAAAATAGATCCTGTAGAGTGGGATATGGCGTTGTTCATGCCATTGCAAAGATTTCAAAAAGCAAGCAGTTCTCAAGTCTATAGTAAAAGTATGGAGAAAGTTGCATAATGGCCTTTAACTTAAACCAGTTTAAATCTAATCTTACAGGTGAAAATAGTAACGAAGTGGCAAAACAAAGTCATTTCGAAATGTGGTTGTCTTTACCACAGAAGATTCTTTTATCAGAAGATGCCAAGTCTGCTTTTGGTCCGCTAAGATTTAGAATTGAGACTGCTGAATTTCCAGGTAGATCAATTGTAACATCTGATTATAAATCTACAGGTTATGGTCTGTCAGATAAAAGAGGGTATGGCGCTGTATATCCAGATGTAAATATTTCTATGGTGTGTGATAGTAAACTAAATGAAAAGAAGATATTTACATCTTGGCAAAATATCATTGTAGGTAATCATAATAGACAACAGAATATTAGAAACCATCAAAGTATTGGTTACTATAATGATTATATCTCTGATGTATTAATTGTTCAATACAATCAAGAAGGTGTGCCTACATATGCTATTACATTAAGAGAAGCATATCCTATTATTATTAACTCATTACCTCTTAACTGGGGCAGTGAAGAATTTCATAAACTAAATGTACAATTCTCATACAAGTATTATACTGATATGAACGAACCTGCACTTGGAAGAGGTGCACAAGGTGGTGGAAGAAGAAGTGGTGTTAGTATTACAGGTATTACAGATATCTTTGATGACTTCTTAGGAGAAGCTGGTCTACCCGATTTCCAAACACTTACTGGTCGTTCAGTATTTAACACCAACGGATTTACAATACGCTGATTATAAAATGGAGTAAATTATGGCTTTACCAAAAATTGCAGTACCTGAATTTAAAACGATTATACCTTCTACAAAAGAAGAAGTATACTTTAGACCTTTTCTAGTAAAAGAAGAGAAGCTACTTCTAATGGCGTTAGAAGGAAATGATCAAGAAGAAATTACAAACGCAGTTATTAATATCCTTACCAGCTGTGTTAAGTTAGAAGAAGGGGTTATTAGGACTCTTCCTAACTTTGATATTGAATATTTATTTTTACAGATTAGAGCAAGATCGGTTAACAATATTGCCAAACTATCATTAAGACATAAGTCAGATGATGAGTGTAAGCATGTCACTGATTATGAATTAGATTTAGAAAAAGTCCAAGTAACTTTCCCAGAAGATCATGATAACAAAATTATGCTTACAGATGATGTAGGCGTAGTTATGAAGTATCCAACTATTACAGGTTTAGATAAAGCTCAAGAAAAATTGAGTGATAGTAATGTAGAGAATATTCTAAGATTCTTTGCAGAAAATATTGCTATGATTTTTGATGATGAGGATGTACATGAAAATAATTCTATTGAAGAATTAATTGAGTTTGTAGAGCAGCTTAATAGTAATCAGTTCCAGAAACTAACTAACTTTTATGCTACTATGCCTTACATTGGACATGAAATTAGATATACCTGTGAAAAATGCGGGAAGGAGGAGTTCATACCCTTACGCGGTCTGAACAGTTTTTTTACGTAGCGCTGAGCCATAATAGCTTAGCGAATATGTACTATACGAATTTTAATTTGATGCAACATCATAAATATTCGTTAGATGAAATAGAAAATATGATACCATTTGAACGTGATCTCTATATCGATATGCTAAAAGACCATCTAGAGAAATTAGAGAAACAGAGAGAAAACAATGGCTGAAGAATCAGTAAGAGAGTATCTGGAAAATAATTCCGCACTGCTCGAAGATATTAGAGGTACTCTTATACAGTCTAATACGCGCTTGGAAAGTGTCGTAGATATTCTTACTGTTCAAAGCAACACTCTCGCTGAACAAATGCGTGTCGATGCATTAGCTAGAGAAAACGAAGAACTTAGATTAGCAGAATCAGAAAGAGAAGCAAGTCGTTTACAAGAAGCATCTGGACGCATGGAAAGAGATGCTGCTGGACCTGCTATGGGCGCGCTTGATACTCCTACTAGAGGTGGTTTACTTCGCAATCTCATTACAGCTGGTTTATTAGCTGCGCTTGGAACTGCAGCATATAGATACTTTGGTTTAGATGAATTCAAAGACGAGTTACTCGGTGATGAAGCTTATGATGAATTTAAACAAAGTGTTGGTGATAAATTTGATTCATTAATCTTTGGCGAACAAACAGAAAGCGGTGAAAGAGTTGGCGGCTTAATGGGTGCTATAGAATCTAACCCTGTCGGCGCCGCTGCAGCAGGTGCTGGTTTAGTTACCTTCTTAATGAACGGTGCACGATTTAGAGCATTACCTGCTGCTATGGCCTCATTTATGCTCGGCTATATTGGTCTTAATGCTTTCTTTAATCCAGAAGGCAATACTGAAGTTGCTAATTCTATAGATGATGGAATTAATTATCTTGAAACTGAATTTGGTACTCAATTCTTTAATATACTTAGAGATAATTATGGTATTGATGTTACTGGCGAGGGTGTAGTAAATCTATTAGAAGCAGCTGCAATCTATAAAGGAACAAGTCTTGCTTTACGGTTATTTGGTGTAGCTGGAAGAGGTAGATTCTTAATACCGTTAGCTGGTGCAATGGCATCTTTTGCATTTAATTATTTTGGTTTAGACGACTTCTTTAGACCAGATGATGACGAAGAAATGTTTGACTTCCTTGAAAGCGAAGTTATGGCAGAGTATGGAAGTCTTATTGCCGGTGCTTTGGGAATGGCTGTTATGGCTTTCGGTCCTGGCATGGCAGCTGGTCTTGCAACCGGTGCTGCTAATGCTGGTAAATCTAGATCACCGAAAGGTACTAGCTCATTAAGAACAAGATTATTGGGAAGATTACCTGGTGGAGGAAGAGGAGCACTTCTTGCAATTGCTGCTACTGCAATTGCTGCATATACATTCAACAGACTAGGATTAGATGATTTATTCTCTGGTGAAGATACTGATTTAGATGAAAGCTTGGATGAAGCAGCGCAAGAGGCATTACAAAGACAGATAGATGCAGCTGCAGTAGGTGCTGCTGTTGGAGTAGGTGTCGGAGCTGCTAATACAAGATATGCAAGACGCGGTTATGTATATGACTGTAATACACGACAATATAGAGTAGCACCTGGTAGTAGTACGGGTGGAAGATTTGCATCAAGAGCAATTGCTGAAAGAACAGCACTAGAAGCATTCCCTAAGCTAGCTAGATTGTTTAGAGCAATACCTGGATTATCTGCCGCTTTTGCTGCTTACGATGGTTATTATATTATTACAGATCCTAATTTATCAGTTGAAGATAAAGTCGCTATGCTTGGCGGAGTGTTTGGAGGATTATCTCTTTCTGTTATTATGGGTGGTGCTGGTCTATTAGTTGGCGGTCCGATTGGTGCTGGTATTGGTGGTTTAGCAGGATATTTTGCTGGCGACTATATTGTACGAGAGTTACTCTTATGGATACTATCTGATAATGATGATGCATTAAACCGTATACAATCAGAAGCTGAGAGAATTCAAGGTCAAAGAGAACAAGCTGAACTAAATGCACGAGAGTATTATCTTGAACAAGGTAGAGATCCTTCTCGCTTAGATGTAGAAAACGTTCCTATTGGAAGAGTTTCTTCTGCTAGATTGCCAGGTGCAACAGGAACAATTGCTCCAGGCATGGAGACTAGCGCACTTGATGTTATATCAGAACGCGATACAACTGCATTTGATACATATATTCCACCTTTGGAACCAATGACAGAACCTTCTGCAGCTCCTCAAACTCCAGTAATAGAAGGAGGAGCTTCTACTACAGCTCCTGACATAGCTCAAGGTATTAGAGAGTCTGCTGCAGCATTAGGTGTAAGTGCAGAAGATCTTGCTACTGCTATCTCATATGAGACATCTGGTACAATGGATCCGCTTAAATACGGTCCTACTACTCAGTGGGGTAGACATAGAGGATTAATTCAATTCGGAGAACCTCAAGCAGCACAATATGGTGTTGACTTTAGTAGTAGAGAAGCTGCAATTAACTCTCAATTAGGTCCAAATGGCGCTATTGTTCAATTTTTAAGAGATACAGGTGTAAGGCCTGGGATGGGGTTATTAGAAATTTATTCTGCTATTAACGCTGGTGGTGTTGGTCCTGAATATTATGTAAGAACAGATGAAAATAATGGTGGTGCACCAGGTACAGTTGCAGATAAAGTAAACATGCAAATGGCTGGTCACAGAGCTCGAGCGCAAAGGATATTAGGACAAGGGGAAGAAATATCTTCTCTATCTAATAGAGCTTCGGTAGCAGCTGTAACACCATCTGCATTACGTCTAGGTGCAATGTCAGGTAATGTAAACGTGCCTGTTACTACTGTTGTTAATAATATTGATAATAGTCAAAATATTGCATCTGCAGGTAAAGGAAGCGGAGCAGCTAGAACAGCTGCAGCTAGAAATGTAAGAAGAGATACAAGTTATATGTCTTCTGCAATGACACAGTATGCATAAATCAAAAGAGGGGCCTTCCTAGGTGCCCCTCTTTCTATCTCCACTGTATACCGGAAGACCGTACCTCATTACGTGCTGAGGGTCACACACCATTCCAAGAGCTGCAGACTCTTAGGTGGATTTTAGTCATCAGCAGCCAACTTCTCAAAGAACGACATGCTATCGTCATCATCGTCATCAGTACTAGATGCAAACGAAGGAGCAGGAGCTGACTTCTGCATTGGCTGAGGTGTATTATCAATCTCAATTTCATCTGCACGAGTAGTACTTCCTGCAGAACCGTCAAGACCAAGTACACGATTCAACTTAGCTTTAAGCTCATCATAAGACTTAAAGTTTTTCGGATCAAGAAACTCCTGTAGAGAGTATTCTGACTTCCAGACCTTCTCAAGCTCAGCATCATCGTCAAGAAGAGTAGACGGTGAGTCAAACTCAGATTTATCGTAGTTACGATAGCCTTCTACATTACGAATCTTAAGCTTGAAGTTAGCACCTTCCCATAGATCAAATGGGTTCATCGGTTTTTCATCTTCGAACTCTGGATTCATAGCTTCGTTAAGCTTATCAAAGATCTTTTTACCGAACTTATAAAGGAATACCTTACCTTCATTAGCAGGGTTAGATGGATCTTTTACTACGTAAATATTAGCATAGTAGTTTAGACGACGCTTCTGCTTACGTACAAGATCTTTATTAGATTCGATACCTGAATTCCATAGCATTGAGTTATGCTCAGATACAGGATCTTTCTTATTAAGAGTAGTTAGAGATTCTTCAATATACCAACCACCTGGTCCTTGGAAACCATGATTAAAGATACGAACCCAAGGAAGGTCTTCACCTTCAGGTGAAGGTAGGAAACGAATAACAGCATAACCGTTACCAGCTTTATCTACTTCAGGTTTCCACCAACGATCATCTGAAGGACGTGCACTGCCTTCGTTTGTGTTGAGTTTATTTGATTCGGAAATTAATGCTTCGAGTGAAGACTTACGAGCTGATTTTAGATCAGCGAAAGAGCTTGTCATATGTATTCTCCATATATGCGATGTATAGTTTCTTATCCACAATATTCATAATAACATGTATATTTAGCTAGTAAATATACTTTTCATAATCTTCTTATAAGCTTGTAGGTCAACTTGTAAGAAAGGCTTATACTTGTTAGATTTATTTCTAACTGTACAATACATTATATCATCTTTTAGATGAGAGTTCCACTGTTTTGTGAAATTTAATATCCCATCCATGATAGTAAATGTTTCAAGACTAATATGGC